GCACGCTCGAGCGCGCCCGCGCCCGCGGCACGGTCGTACACCAGGCGATTCATTTTTACAACGAGCGCGATCTCGACGTGGCGCGCTTCTGCGCCGACTTCCCCGACGGCGCCGGCTACCTGCGCGCCTGGCTCGCCTTCGTCGCCGAGCGGCGATTCGTCGCGCATTTCAGCGAGTACCGCGTCGCCTCGGCGCGGCACGGGATCGCCGGCACGATCGATTGTCTCGGCGTGCTCGACGGCCGCGGCGCGCTCCTCGACTTTGCGACGGGCCGGCCCGAGGACGTCGCCAAAGACCTGCAGACCGCGGCGTATCACGGGATCGCGCACGAATGGGCCGAAACCGATCCGGCCCTCGGCGACTTTCTCAGTCGGCACGGCGTCATACGCCGCTATGCGATCGCGCTGCGACGCGACGGATCCTTTTCGGTGCACCAGTACAGCGATCCGAGCGACTGGCGCACCTTTCTCGCGCTCCTCGACGCGCAGCGCATTATCGCCGCACGGCGCGGCGAAACATTGGAGGTACTCGCATGAAAATCATCGTTATGAGAAACAGGTTTGCCTGGCGGCTGCCGAAAGGACAAACGATCCGATCAGGCGGGCGCGACATTTCGAGCGATACAAAACTTTCGTGCATGGGGCAACCGATCGAAACGTTATGTCTGGACGAGCGCGGCGAATTTCTTTGGGGAATTACCGCGTTTGAGTGGACAGGCACCGCGGCGCCCGAGGCGCCGACGCCGACGGCCGTCGCGCTCGCCGATCAAGATTGGGATCAATGGCTCGAGGCCGTCGGGCGCGACGGCGTACGGATCCCGTACGGCGACGAATACCTGCGATCGACGCATTGGGAATTAATGCGCGAGGCGTACCTCACGGGTCGCTGCGCCGAGTGTAAACGGCAGACGCGTACGGAATTGCATCATGTCACGTACGCGCGCGTCGGGCATGAACGGCCCGAGGATCTCCTCGAGCTCTGTCGGGTCTGCCACGATCGGCGACACTTCAGGAAAGCGGCGTGATCGATCTCAATCGGCCCGAGGCGGCGAGCACGGCGGGCGGCGAGCTCGCGCAGTCAACCGAGGCCCTCGTCGCGCGCCTCGGCGCCGGCGCGATCGTGACGCTCGAGGAGCTCGAGCGCGCGGTACGCGATCGGCAAGCGATCGGCGATCAGATCAAAACCGTCGAGGCGTTTTTCAAACCGCTGAAGGCGCTCGCGCACCAGCTCCACAAAGCCCTCTGTGATCGCGAGTCGGCGATCCTCGCGCCGCTCGCCGACTTGGATCGCCGGAAGGCGGGCGCGATCTCGGCGTACAAAGCGGCGCAGGACCGCGCCAGGCGCGAGCGCGAGCGCGAGCTCGCCGAGGAGCAACGCCGCGCCCGTGAAACGCAGGCGATCGCCGAGGCCGGCGCCCTCGAGCGGGCCGGCGAGCACCGAATCGCCGCGGCCGTCGTCGCCGAGGCGATCGCGGCGCCGGCGCCCGTCGTCGTCTTACCCGACGCGACGAAACAGATCGACGGCCTCAAATTTCGGCGCGTCTGGAAATGGCGCCTGCAGAATGAGGCGCTCATTCCGCGGCCGTACCTCATGCTCGACGAGAAAAAACTCAACGCGCACGCCTCGAGCATGAAAGAGTCGGCGGCGATCCCTGGGATCGAATTCTATTTCGAGGATCAGCCGGTACGCTGATGGCACACGATAACGGCAACGGCAAATTACCGGCCGAATGGTTTCTCGGCGATCGCTGGACAACCTCGCGCGGATTTACGCTCCCACTCGAGGCGCGCGGGCTGTATCGGGAGATGTTGACGCAGGCTTGGCTGAGAAACGGGTTTCTTCCCAAATCTCTCAAAAAAGTTTGTCTAATTGTCGGCGCGACCGAGGCCGAATGGCGGCGCGCCTGGCCGATCGTCAAACCCTTCTGGCGCGTCGAGGGCGCGTACCTCGTAAACGATACGCAACGCGAGATCTACGCCGAGGCGAAGCGACGCGCCGACGCCGCTAAGTCGCGCGCATTGAGCGGCGCCCGCGGCCGTTGGGGCGATGCGTAAGCAATGCTCAAGCAATGCTCAAGCAATGCGTGTGCAATGCCCTCTATCTAAGTACGTACTGCTTAGTGATCGATCGGGTTATTAGAAGTACCTGTAAAGGTCCTGTGGAAAAGTTGAAAACCTGTGGAAAACTCCGACGCGCCGACGGGCAGCCATGAGGCCGAGCTAGTGCGACGCGACGCGCGCAAGGACGCAAACCAGGCGGCGATCGTCGACGCGCTGCGCCGGATCGGCGCGAGTGTCGAGATCGAAAACGCGACGGGCCGGCCGGATCTCCTCGTCGGGTTTCGTCGTCGGAATTTTCTGATCGAAGTCAAGGCGCCAGGCGGCGCCCTCACGCCGGCGCAGATCGAATTTTTCGCGCTCTGGCGCGGGCAAGCGGCGATCGTCGAATCGCTCGACGACGCGCGAAAGGTACTCGGATGCTGACCTACACCGACGGCGCCGGCGTCGATCGCTGTCAGACGTGCCATACGCCGATCCGCACGGCCGCCGACAAAATGCCGATCGCACCGATGCGCGCCGACGAGCTCGAGCGCATTGTTCGCGCGCTCGCGACGATCGCGGATCTCCTCGAGGATGTCACAGGGATCCTCGAGAAGCACGCCGGCCGGAACGCCGAACAACTGCGACGCGCGTACGCCGCGGCGGCCGAGGCGATCCCGGACGAGATCAAAACCGATCGCGCCGGCCTGCTCGACGAGGAGGCCGATCATTGATCTCGGGCTCGATGATCCTGAGCGACGGCGAGCTCCGAACCCTCGCGCGCGGGATCGTGCCGTTGCGCGTGCGCGTGCTGTCGCTGCAGCTGTCGCAATCGCTGGCGATTAAGCTGCAGAAAAACGCCGCGCGCCGCCCGAAGGCGACGCCGGCCGCGGCGCGCGAGGATCGATGAGCGCGCCCCTCGCGATCGATCTGTTTTGCGGGCTCGGCGGCTGGACGGAGGGCCTGCTCGCCGAGGGGTACCGCGTCGTCGGGTTTGATCTCGAGCGCCACGAATACGGCGATCTGCGGTACCCCGCGCCGCTCGTGCTGCAGGACGTACGGACGATCGACGGCGCGCAATTCAGAGGCGCGGCGCTGATCGTCGCGTCGCCGCCATGCCAGGCCTATTCGTACCGCGCGATGCCCTGGAAACGCGCGAAGGCGCTCGGGCCGCCCGATAACGCGCTCGTCGAGGCCTGTTTTCGGATTCAACGCGAGGCCTCGGCGGCGGCCGGCCGGTACGTGCCGCTCGTCGTCGAAAACGTCGTCGGCGCGCAGAAGTGGATCGGCCGCGCCCGCTGGCATTTTGGCAGTTTCTATCTGTGGGGCGACGTTCCGGCGCTGATGCCGATCGCGACGAGGCGCGCCGGCGTCAAGCACGGCGGCGACTGCTTTAACGATCCGACGTGGCGCGGGAAAGAAGGCGGCGTCAAGCAAGCGGGAATCGCCGGCCCTCGATCGAACGGTAAAGGCGATCGCTGGTTTCAGGACGGCGCCGCGCAGTATGGCAGTCGGAGCAGGGCGCGCAAGGCGGCGCAGGCGCAGATCGCGAAAATCCCGCTCCCGTTGGCCCGCCATATCGCGCGGGCGTGGTACCCGTGATGCCGGATCGGCCGCCGACGGGCCGCGGCCTCGAGGCGCGTCACGAGCGCGACGCCGATCGGCGCAACCTCGCGATCCGGCGCCTCTATCAAACGCGACGATGGGAGCTCTTACGTCGGCGCGTACTCGTCGAGGCGGCGTATACCTGCGCCGAGTGCGGGCGCGTCCACCTGGCGCTCGACGTGGATCACATTCGCAAACACGACGGCGATCTCGCGCGCTTCTGGGACCGCGGGAACCTGCAGGCGCTCTGCCATGCGCCCTGCCACAAAAACAAAACCGCCCGAGGAGAATAACGCTATGCCGATCGATCGCGAGAACCTCACCGACGAGCGCGCGGCGAAACGCTTTCGCCAGATGGCAGCGATCGAGAGACAACTCCAAATTGTCTCGAGCGAGATCGCCGAGTGCGCCGAGCATTTGAAAGAGCTCAAGGATCGGCGCGAGTCGTACCTCGATCGCCTGCGCGTCGCCGCGCGCGACGAAGGCGAGCTCCCGCTCTTTGCGGATCTCGATTAGAAAGGGGAACGTATGACCCTCGAAGAATCGGCCGTCTACGCAGAGATTATCGAAGTACTCAAGCGAATCGCGGACGCGCTCGAGGCGCTCAACGAACGCCTCGAGAATGAGGCGGCCGAGGAGCGCGACAAGTGAGCGGCGCGGCCGTCTGTACGCGAAAAAACTGCGTCGCGCTCGAGGCGCGCGCCGGCCTCTGCGCCGCGCACGCGAACGGGTACGATCAGCATGATGGATCGCGGCACCTGCGCTGCGCGACGTGTCAGAAACTCATCCGATCGGGCGACTGGTACCGGCGCGTCGGCGAAACCGTGCGGCACGTGCGCAGCTGTAAGGCGCCGGCCGCCTCGAGCGCGCGCGGCCGACGCGCCGGCGTATCGCCGTGATCGATCCCGCGCTCGCGCGGCGCTTCTGCGAAACCCTGGCCCGCGGCCTCGCGTATCAGGATATCCGGCCCGCCCTCGACACGCCGTACCTGCGCCGGTACTTCGTCGCCGGCTGGCAGCCGCGCGCGACGAAAGGGCCGGCCGTCTTTCTGCACCACTTCGTAAGCTCCGATCCCGACGACGCCGTACACTCGCACCCGTGGGAATTCGGGTTGTCCCTGATCCTCGTCGGCGGCTATGTCGAGCACCGCGCGACGGCGAACGGCGGCCCGTCGTCGACGCGCACGTACGGGCCAGGCGATACCAACATCCTCGAGCCTGGCGATCGACACCGGATCGATCTCCTCGGGCGCGACTGTTGGTCGCTCTTTCTCGCCGGCGAGTACGCGCAGCCGTGGGGGTTCTATGAGCTCACCTGACACGGGCCGAGATCCCCAGGGTGACGCCGGCCCGAACGAGGCGACGCAGGCGGCCCGAGATCCGGCCCGAGATCCTCAGCCGCCCGATCGGCCGAAACGCCGCAAGTTTTTCGGCACGGCGCGCCGACGTGCGCCCGTCGACGGATCGATCGCGTCGCGGGGGGAGGGCCAAAGGTTGCAGCCGGCCGGCGACGCTTACCCCCTGCGCCGAGACTTGATCCGGCCACTAAACCCAATAGAATCAACAATTAACGAGGATATAGCCAAACCCGCTCACAAAGGCGGGCGCCCGCGCGTCGACGAGGCCGAGCGGCGCGCCCGCGGCACGCTCGAGCAACCCCGACGCAAAGGCCTCGAGAACCCGCCAGGATTGCCCCAGGACCGCGATCCGAAACCCAGGCGACCTATGGCCTACCTCGCGATCGCGCGGGCCTATATCGCAAATGTGGCGGCCGGCGTCATTCCGGCGTGCAGCTGGGTACGGCTGGCCTGCGAACGGCAGAGTCGTGATCTCGAGCGGGCCGCGGATCCCGCCTGGCCGTACGTCTGGGACGAGTGGGAGGCGATCGCCGCCTGTCGGTTTGTCGAGCGACTCCCGCATGTCGAGGGCGCCTGGCGCTCGCGCCTGATCCGCCTCGAGCCCGCGCAAGTCTTTCTCCTGACAACGCTCTTTGGCTGGCGCCGGAAGGACGATCCGCGGCGCCGACGGTTTACGACGCTGTATTACGAGCTCGGCCGCAAGGGCGCGAAGTCGACGCTGATGGCGGGGATCGCGCTCTACCACCTACTCGGCGAAGGCGAGATCGGCGCGAGTGTCATTTGCGGCGCGACGACGGGATCGCAGGCGCGGATCGTCTTTGGGATCGCGCAGCAAATGATCGCGCGCTCGCCGTTTTTGCGCGACGAAGGCCTGCGATCGTTCGTGAACGCGATCGCCTACATGCCCGACGGCCGTACCACGATCGGCAACATGCGCCCGATCAATGCGAAGGCCTCGACGCAGGACGGGCTGAACCCGTCGTGTATCGTGCTCGACGAATCGCACGCGCAGACGTTCGCGCTTCACGACGTGCTGAAAAGCGCGCAGGGCGCCCGCAAAAACCCGCTCCTCTTATGTCCGACGACGGCCGGCTATAACCAGCTGTCGATCGGGTACGCGCTGCGATCGACGGTCACGAAAATTCTCGCGCGCGTCGTCGAGGCCGAGCACGTGCTCGGCGTGATCTACACGCTCGACGAGGGCGACGACTGGCGCGACGAGGCGACCTGGATCAAGGCGAACCCGCTCCTCGGGATCACGCCGACGCTCGATTATCTGCGCCGGTATTGTCTCGACGCGCAGCAAACGCCAGGCCTCGAGGGCGAATTCAAAGTGAAATGCTGCTCGCAATGGGCCAACGCCGCGGCGGCCTGGCTGTCGATCGTCGCCTGGGATCGCTGCGCGGATCCGACGCTGCGCCTCGAGGCCTTTCTCGGGCGCCCGTGCTGGATCGGCGCCGACTTGGCGCAGCTGGACGATCTCGCCGCCGTCGCGCTCCTCTTTGATTTCGACGATCGCCTCGTCGCCTTCGTGCGCTGCTATCTGCCGGCCGACGTGGTACTCGAGCGCGCGCGCGCGGTCCCCGAGTATCGCCTCTGGAAAGAGCGCGGCGAGCTCATTCTCACGTCGGGAACCATGATCGACTTTTCGCGCATCGAGGCCGATATCCGCGCCGACTGCGCGCGCTTTCAGGTGAAAGACATTTGCTTCGATCAATTCGGATCGGTGCAAATGATGGGCGCGTTATTCAATGCGGGATTTCCGGCGCGCTCGGAACAAAAAAATCCGAAGTCGACGACGCTGGCGGCGCGCGAGCTCGAGGCGCGCGTGAAACACGGCCGATTCCGACACGACGCGAATACGTGCGTGCGTTGGCAAGCGGGCAATGCCTGCGTCCGTCGCGGCGCCGACGATACGCTGATGCCCCAGAAAGAGCGCGTCGACTCGCCGAACAAAATCGACGCGATCGACGCGCTCACGCTCGCGATCGGCGGGTACCTGCGCGCGCAAGAGGCGACGCCGCGGTATTCAATGCTGGTTTTGCAATGACGAAACCCCGCGGCCGGCCGCGCCTCGACGACGGCGACACGTCGCAGTCGGCGACGGTCACGCTGACCACGAAACAATACGATCGCCTCTGCGCCGAGGCGCGGCGCGGCGATCTCAGTGTCTCCGCGACGATCCGGCGCGCCCTCGAGGAGCAACTCGAGCGGCGACGGGCCGGAATAAAAAACTGAAAAATCGACACGCCGGCCGGCTGCGCGCAACCTGATCAGCCATTCATGGATCGGGCGTACGCGCTCCTCGAGATCAAAACCGTCGACGCCGCGCGCCGGCGTTTTTCGGGGATCGCCTCGACGCCGGAGCTCGATCGCCAGGGCGATCAAGTCGATCCCGCGGGCCTCACCTGGCGCAACCCGATCCCGCTCCTCTTACACCACAACCAATCGAAACCCGTCGGCACGGCGACGCTCTCGCGTTTGCCCGACGGCCGGATCGCGTTCGACGGCGAGATCGTCACGATCGCCGAGGCCGGCACGCTGCGCGATCGCGTCGATGAGGCCTGGCAGTCGATCAAGGCCGGCCTGATCCGCGGCACGTCGATCGGGCATCAGATCGCCGCCGACGGGATCACGTGGCTGAAAGGCGGCGCGCGGCGCGTCACGGCGAGCGAAGTCTGCGAGCTCTCCCTCGTCACGATACCGGCGAACGTTCACGCAACGATTCTGTCTGTTAAGTCGCTGGCGACGCCGGCGCGAAAGGCTGCGATCATGAAACTCACGACGGCCGAGCACATTCAAAACCTCGAGAACAAACGCGCGGCGATCGCGGCCCGTATGTCGGAGCTCCTGCAGACCGCGGCCGACGAGGGCCGTACGACGAATGAGGACGAATCGGCCGAGCACGATCGGTTGACGCTCGAGATCAAAAGTCTCGACGCCGATCTCGGCCGCTGGCGCGAGCACGAACGGCTGAACGTGTCGGCCGCGGCGCCGATCCCGCCGACGCCGGCGCCGATGCTGCGCGGCGCGCCGCGGCCCGCGGGCCTGCCTGTGATCTCCGTCAAGTCGAACGTCCCGATCGGGACCGCGTTCGTACGCCTGGCCTGCGCGAAACTCGTCTGCAACGGCAACCTGCACGAAGCCGCCGAGTACGCGCAACGCTGGAACGACTCGACGCCCGAGGTTGCGCTCGCGCTGAAGGCGGCGATCGCGCCAGGCACGACGACAGATGCCACGTGGGCCGGCCCGCTCGTATCCCAGAACATTTCGAAGGAATTTATCGAGCTCTTACGGCCGGCGACAATCATCGGCAAGATCCCTGGCTTCCGCATGGTCCCGTTCAATACGAAAGTCCCCGCGCAGTCGGGCGGCGGGACGTACGGATGGGTCGGAGAAGCGAAACCCAAGCCGGTTACAAAGCTCGCCTTTACGTCGGCGAACCTCGGGTACACGAAGGCGGCCGGCATTATCGTGCTGACCGAGGAGCTCGTACGCCTCTCGACGCCCTCGGCCGAGGATCTCGCGCGGGCGGATATGATCGCGGGGATCGCGCAATTTCTCGACGCGCAATTTATCGATCCCGCCGTCGCGGCCGTCGCCGGCGTCAATCCGGCCTCGATCACGAACGGCGCGCCGACGGCGGCGGGCTCGGCGTCGCCGCTCGCCGATCTCATTACGCTGATCTCGTTTTTCTCGACGGCGAATGTCCCGATCTCGGGCCTCTCGTTCATCATGTCGCCGGCGAATTTGCTCGCGCTCGCCTTCCGTACCAACTCCGACGGATCGCCGCAATTTCCAGGCCTGGGCATCGAAGGCGGGAACTACAAGGGGATCAATTTCGTCGGCTCGACGGCCGCGGGCGCGAACGTGATCGGGCTGCAACCGAATCTGATCCTGATGGCCGACGACGGCCAGGTGTCCGTCGACGCCTCGCGCGAGGCCTCGCTGCAAATGGACTCGGCGCCGGCGTCGCCGGCCGACGCGACGACGGTGTACGTCTCGCTCTGGCAGACCAATACCGTCGGGCTGCGCGCCGAACGCTGGATCAACTGGCAGCGCGCGAACGCGAACGCCGTCAAGTACCTCACGGCCGTCGCCTGGCCGGCGCCGTCGGGCGCGATGGCGGAAACGCCCGCCGAGTAACGCGCCAGGCCTCGAGCAATGGGAATTCTGACCACGATCCGATCGCGGGTTGCGTCGGCCCTGGCGCCGGCGAGCCCGCGCGGATCGGGCGGCTGGATCCCGATCGTCGGCGAGCCGTATACGGGCGCCTGGCAACAGAACATCTCGCTCGCCGCCGATACGGCGCTGAGTAATCCGACGGTCTTTCGCTGCGTATCGCTGATCGCCGGCGACATTGCGAAAACCCCGCTCAACCTCGTCGCGCTCGACGCGCACGGGATCTGGACGCCGACGAGCTCGCCGGCCTTTTCGCCGGTCCTGAGAAAACCGAATCGGTACCAGCTGATCGGGCAGCTGCTCGAGCAATGGGTTCTCTCGAAACTCCTCGACGGGAATACCTACGTGCTCAAAGAGCGCGACGATCGCGGCGTCGTCGTACGGCTGTACGTGCTCGAGCCGTCGCAAGTCAAGGTCCTCGTCGCGCCCGACGGATCCGTGTACTACCAGCTGGCGCGCAACGATCTCGCCGGCGTCGCCGAGGGCGAGCTCGCCGCGCCGGCGCGGGAGATCATTCACGATCGCTGGAATTGTGCGTTTCACCCCCTCGTCGGGATCTCGCCGCTGTACGCGTGCGGCGGCGCCGCGGCCGAGGCGAACAATATTCAGAATTCACAGATCGAGTTTTTTGCGAAAGGCGGCCGGCCGTCGGGGCTGCTCGTCGCACCGACGGAGATCGACGAGAAAACCGCGGCCCGCTTGTCGGCGACGTGGCACGGCCTCGGGCCAGGCAAAACGGCCGTCGTCGGGTACGGCATGAAATACCAGGAGATCGGGACCAACGCCGTCGACTCCCAACTGGCCGAGCAACGCGATCAGAGTGTCGCGACGATCGCCGGCTGTTTCGGCGTGCCGATCTCCTACGTCGACTCGAGCAAGCAACCCCCGTACGCGAATTCGGAAGCGACGCAGCTGCAGTACGCCTCACAAACCCTACAGCAGCACATGAACGGGATCGAGTGCGCGCTCGACGACGGGCTCGAGCTCCCGACGCCGTACGGCACCGAGTTTGATATTGATGCGCTGATCTGGATGGATACGGCGACGCGCACGAAAGCCGCGCACGATTCGCAAGGCACGCTCTCGCCGAATGAGGCGCGCTTCAAATACTACGGCGTCGGGCCGGTCGACGGCGGCGAAACCCCGTACCTGCAGCAACAGAACTACCCGCTCGAGGGGCTCGCCGGCCGCCAGGCGCCGGCGATCCCCGCGGCGCCGGCGCCGCCTGCGCCGCCGATCGATCCGACCGAGCAACAAGTCGCCGCGGCGATCGGCGAGCTCGCCGAGGCCTGAGTATGGCGCCGCTCGACTTTTCGCGCGTCGCGCTCACTGGCCCGCTCTGGACCGTCGACGAGGCGAAGGTACACCTGCACATCACAGGCACCGCGCATGATCCCGATATCACGCAAAAGCTCGCCGCGGCGCAAGAGCGGATCGTCGCGTACCTCGGCGCCGCGGCCGATCCGGCGTGGGATGCGACGACGGCGCCGCTCGCCGTCAAGCATGCGGTACTAATCCTGGCGGCACACTGGTACGAGCACCGCGGCGACGACGCCGGCGCGTCGGCGCCAGGCGCGCCGCCCGACGCTGGCCCGTGGGCCGAGATCCGCGAGCTCCTCGGCGTCTATCGCGATCCGACACTGGCATGAGCGGGATCGGCCAGTACCGGCAGATCGTGACGCTCGACAACCCTGGCACGCCGGCGCCCGACGGCGACGGCGGCTATCTCGAAGTCTTTGCGCCGCTCGATCCGCCCGCCTGGCATTGCTCGATTACGGCGGCCTCGGCGCGCGCCCTCGAGGCGATCGCCGCGGGTACCGTGCTCGCGCAGGCGACGCACCTGATCGTCGGGCCGTATCACCCTGGGATCACGATCGAAACCCGCCTCACGTTCAACGGGCGCCGGCTGAACGTGCTGTACGTCGCGAATCGCGACGAGCGCGACGTACAGACGCAGCTGATTTGCTCGGAGGTACTCACCTAATGGCCTCGGTCACGTGGGAAGGCATGGACGAGCTCGAGGCCGTGCTCGAGGCGCTACCCGAGGATCTCGGCGACGCCGGCGCGATGATCGCGCGCGAATCAGCCGAGCAAGCGGCGATCGCGATTCGGGCGGCGTACCCGTACCGCGACGACGTGCTGCACAAAACCTACGCCGCCAAAGGCTGGCCCGCGCACCTGCGCGACGGCGTGATCGTGCGCGAGAACAAGCTCCCGCTCGGGACCCGCGTCTGGGTTCTGAATACGGCGCCGTACGCGTACGCCTTTGAAAGCGGGCGCCGGCGCGGTAAACACGGCACAACGCCGGCGCGGCCAACGTTTATCCGGCTGCGCGAACAATACCTGCGCGATATGAATGAGCTCCTCAAGGCGCTGCTCGAGTCGCGCGGGCTGAAAGTGTCGGGCGATGCCCAAGCCTGAAACGTCGGCGATCGAGGCGGCGATCGTCGGGCTGCTCTACGCCGACGCGACGCTGGCGGCGCTCGTCCCTGATGGGATCTACGTCGACGAGGCGCCGCCGAACGCGCAGCGATTCGTGATCGTCGCGCTCGCCGACGCGCTCGACTCGGCGACGTACGACGCCGGCCGCGCGTTTGAAGAAAAGCTCTATACCGTCGTCGCGAAAATGATCTCGACGGCGGGCGGCGATATCAAAAGCGCGGCGTCGCGGATCGACGCGCTCCTCGAGGACGCCTCGATCGCCGTCGCGGGGTACGCCGACGTGCGCGCCAGGCGCGAACGGCCGATCCGCGAAACCGACGTAGATCAAACCGATCCCGCGCTGCGCTGGTTTCACCGCGGCGGCGAGTATCGCGTACACGCTTCGATCGCCTAACGGAAAGAGGATCAGATTATGAGTATCAAGAGCGGGCGGTACGGCAAAGTCTCTTACGATCCCGCGGGCGGCGCGAACCTCGTCCAAATCATTTCGATCAATACGTGGAAGGGCTCGTTCAAAACCGACTACGAGGACGTATCGTGTTTTGGCGACACAAACCGCGTGTATATCCCTGGTTTAATGGACGTGGGGGGCTCCCTGGGCGGGTACTGGAATTCGGCCGAGCTCGGCCTCTTTCGCGCGGCGATGCAGCCGACGCCAGGCATGTTGCAGCTGATGCCGAATACCTCGGAGGCGGCCTTCTTCTGGCAGGGCCTCGCGTACATGTCGGCGGATATCGACTGCAGCATGAGCGCGCCGAAAGTGACGGGCGAATTCAAAGCGGCGGGACCGGGGGCGGTACCAGGGCAAGTACTCGCGACGGGCGCCGGCCCTGGCACGGGAACGGGAACGTTTACGCCGGCCGGCGCGACGCCGCCCGCGAACCTCGCCGCAATGGCCGGCGTCGTCGCGAACCCCGCAACGGCCTGGACGACGGGCCAGTACGTACTGCTCGCCGACGGCACGAAAGCGAATTGGACGGGCGCGGCGTGGGCGGCGGGATCTCACGCGCTCGTCGAGTAACGCGCGGGCGGGATGTTTACAGGGACCGTTTCTCTCAGCGGCGTCGAGGCGACGATCGTCTGGGGATATCGAACGGCGGCCGTCTGTAAATCCTGGACCGCGTACCGCACCGAGCACGGCGCCTGGACGTTACGCGCGCAGCTGACGAGGGCCGATCCCTTTTCGCTGCGCCAGGCGGGGCTCAAATTCACGGCGCCGCGGATCGGCGGGTTTTTTTGCTGGCCGATCCTCGGCGTCACGATCGATCGATTGTCACTGGCGGCGACACTCGGGCCGCCCGAGTCATAAGCCTATGTCGCGATTCGTGAAACCTGAAACCGTCGTACTGCGCCTCTCGGGCGACGATACGATCACGGTCCGCAAACGCCTGAACGCCGGCGAAGCGCGGGCGCGCACCGAACGTTGGACCGAGCAAGTCGAGGATCCCGACACGCACGATCTCAAGCTGCGCCCGCTCCTCACGAAAGCGGGCCTCGCGACGATCACGGCGTATCTCCTCGAGTGGACGCTGACCGACGACGCCGGCCGCCTCGTCGACGTGCGCGGCGCCACGATCGCCGATCTCGAGGCGATCCTGAATAACCTCGAGGCCGATACGCTGAACGAGATCCGCGAAGCGATCGAAAAACATGAGGCGGCGGCCGACGCCGAGCGCGCCGAGCAAAAAAAAACGGCTGGTCTGAGCGCGTCCGATCCGATCTCGCGATCGCTCGTCGCTGTGGCTGGCGCTACGAATGGGTAGAGGAGCTCGACGCCGACGTGTACGCGATCCTCGTCGACGAGCTCGTAAAGGAACAAGCCGCGGCCGACAAGTGAACCCATGCCGATAACCGGAACCTTTGAGGCCGACTTTTCGCAATTCTCGAGCGCGACGGCCGCGGCGACGCAGGATCTCAAAGCGTTCCAATCGAGCGCGACGCAAGCGACGCAAGCCGTTAGCGATCTCGAAAAACAAACGCAGACCGCCGTACCGCATACCTCGACGCTGGCCGAGTCGTACAGCAAATTCGACGGCGCGCTGAACGCCGTCGGAATTCATATCGGCCCGCAAATTCAGGCGATCAAAGATATCGGCGCCGCGGCCGGCCAGAGCGCGAGTCAGATCGGGCTGCTCGGCGCCGCGGGCCTCGTCGTGTCAACCGCAATGGCGGCCTGGAAGTTTGGCACGTGGGCGGGCGAGGCCTCGGGCCTCACCAAAGCGATCAGCGACGGCACGGCGACGCTCCTCGGATGGGGCGACGTGGCCAACCAGACCGCGCTCGCCGTCGATCAGTCGATCGTGCTCGCCTTTCAGCGTACCGGCAAATGGGCGCGCGACGGCGCCGAGGCGCTCCGACTGAATACGCAATGGGCGAACGAAAACCAGAAGGCGGCGAAAGAGGCCTCAAAAGAACATAAGGCCTGGGCGGATTCGCTCGAGGAGCTCGACGCCGCGGGCCAGGGCTGGCGCGGTACCCTGATGACGATCGACGGGGAAACCGTCGAGGCGATCAAGTACTACCTCGACGCCGGCGTGTCGCAGGGGAAGCTCGCGACGGCCTACGCGCTCACGGACGTACAAGTCAAGGCCGTCGCCTCGAGCATGGCGGCGCAGAAAAAATCAACCGAGGACGCAGCGAAGGCGGCCGACGAGGGCGCAAAGGCGGCCGAACGGTACGCGCAAGCCTGGGAGCGATCGCAAAAACAGACGGCCGAGCTCTGGGCGAAACAGGGCGAAGCGTTCGCCGACTATCAAAAAACCGAAACGCAACTCGAGGATACGGCCGCGCGCGCGCGCCTCGATCACGATCTCGCCTTCTGGAAAACCCGACACGATCAAGGCCTCACGTCGACGACGCTGTACAACGCCGAAGTCTCGGCGCTCAATCGCACCTACGCCGCCGAGCACGAAAGCGCCCTCGCGAGCGAGCTCGCCTCACGCCTCGAAAAAATGCGGCAAGCGCAGGAGGGCGAGATCGCCGTCGTCGCCGAACGGTACAACAAAGGCACGATCGACGAGGCGACGTACCAGGAACAACTCGAGGCGATCCGATCGCGGTACCGGCTGCAGGAACAAGGCGCGCAGGATACGGCCGACACGCAGGCGGCGATCCGACGCCAGCAACGGCTCGACGCCGAGATCCAGGCGGCGACGAGCGCAGCGAAGGCGACGATCGCGGCGATCTCGTCCGTCGACGCCTTTATGAACGCGAATCAGCGCGTGTCGCTCTCGCAACAGATCCCCGCGGCCGATATCACCGACGCGAATCGCGCGAGCTCGATCGCGCGCCTGAAACAACTCGAGGATCTCTTTAAGCAGTACCCAGGGCGCGCGCCTGGCGGCACGGGGAAAACCGGCCTCGCGTCCGACGATATGAGCGGGTACATGGAAATGTTGCGCGAGCGGATCGAGTACGCCTCGCTCAAGCAAGCGCTCCCAGGCCTCGCCGCGGGCGGGCCAGTGTCGGCCGGCCGCGCGTACGTCGTCGGCGAGCGCGGGCCGGAGCTCTTTCTCCCTGGGATGAGCGGCGCGATCTCGCCGAACGCGCCAGGCGCCGGCGGCGCGAGTATTCAGATCGTGATTCAGGGATCGGTCCTGTCGACGCGCGCCGAGCTCGCCGAGCTCGTCGGCCAGGCCTTCGTATCGGCGTATCGGAGCGGCGGCAACCGGCTGCCGGTCTAAATGGCGACGCTGCAACCTGGCGAAAAGGCGCGCATGTATGCCCTCGGGAACATTGCGCGCGGCGGCGCGACGCGCGGCGGGTACGTCGGCGGCCTGGCCTTTATCACGCTCGACGGGATCCACGTCGGCGTCGGCGGCACGCCTGGCGCCGCGCACGTCGGCGTACTGCTCGAGTCGCTCACGATCACGGACGCGCTGAACGAGGCGGCGAATACGTGTACCTTTCGGCTGAACG